AACCAGATCTAGCAATTATTTGAGAGTTTAAATAGAATCCATTAACTTCTAGATGACCAAAACCAATCTTACATTTAGTTTGAGCAATAGTTTTTAAAGCAGATTCTGAATTCTGAGGGTTAATCCATGGAACAAAAATCATATTGAGACCGCCAATATTAATCTCTTGAATCTCAGAATAAGATGTTACATTGTCATAAAGCTCTGTTAATAGATCAATGGAATTAATTAAATTGGTATTTTTAAAATAGGTTGAATGATTTCCTACTATACAATGAAGCGATATATCATTTTCCCTTAATTTGGAGAACCACATATCTTTAGTAAGATTTAAGATATTATAATTAATATATTTTCTATGATCAAATGTATCACCAAGATCAATTACCGTTGATATATTATTTTCTTTTAAATAAGGGAAAAAAATATTATCATAAAACTTCTTAAAATATTCAGAGAAATGTATACTATCATTTCTTGCACCGAAATGTTGATCGGTTATACAAGCAATCTTCATTTGAAATAATCCTTTAATATTTCATTATAATATTCTCGAAGTTCAGTATTATCAGATGATACATCAATATCAAAGAGTTGGGATATATCTGATCTATGAATTAAACCTCTTTTAACATCTCGTTGCTTATTTTCTTTTTGGATCCTACGAATAAAGGCATAATATATTATTTGAGTAAAGTAAGAAAATGGATTACTTGATTTTTCTGGATTGAAATTATGTGCATAGGCTATACAATTTTCTATTCCGTCTAGTATCATTTCATCTTTATAAGTATAATTCCTAAAATTAGGTTTAGTTGCTAGATTCTTTGCTATCTTCATGAAACAGATAGCTGCTTTATCTGATATAGTAGGTCTTTTTTCTAGATTCTTATCTAGAAAATTCTGGTAGTTTATCCTATATCCAATCATTTCTTCTAGAAATTCTTTATTATCAACATAATGAACTGGCTTATCTTTTATCTTTGGCATTATATTTTCTCTTATTTAATATTATATTATAATACATTTTTTATTAATTGTAAATACAGATATTTTTAAGGTAGGTTACGAAATCCTACTGACCTAGTCCCTGTTAATTCAGGGATCTTAAATGGACTCATATTATCGTCCCGACCCGATTACTTTATCACGTTTTGCTTGTACTGACTCAGTGAATGGATGCACCGAAACATGGGTTTCGGTGGTAGCCTTTACAACCCGATAGCTTTCGACTCAGACGGTTGTTGTAGTTTATTGTACTGTTTAATATTATATCACATAAATCTTCTAATGTAAACTATAAATTAATTACCTCAGTTGAAACGTCAAATTCAGCTTCATTGTAGATATTATAACGAGCGTAAAAATGATTGAGTGTGTAATTCTTTCTTTTACCTTTTCTAATATCATCTGCTATATCATATACATTACATTTATCTTTAGAATCATGAACCCTGAGACCTCTACCTATAGATTGAAGGACTCGAACCTGTGATTTAGTTGGGAACGCGAAAATAATGTTATGAAGGTTCTTAATATTAATACCTGTTGAATAGGTTTGATATGAGGCTACAATTATGACATCATCATTAGCTTCGGTCACATCTCTGGTTTCTTCCCTTTCCTCTGATTTAACCATACCAGAAATATATCTAACATTTTTCTTCGTTAATGCTCTAATTTGTTTAGTTAATGGAATACCATGTTTTTCAACGTATTGGAAGAGAACTAGAGTATTACCCTCAAGTGACGTAGCAAGACGGGAAATGAATTGATTTCTCAATGCATTGAGAACAAGATAATCACATTCCTCTTGATATGTCTTAACTCGCATTGCTATCTTTTTATCAGAGACAGAATGATTTAATATAAGAGCGTTTATTTTAAGTTTTGATATTGTACCTGCATCCATTAATTCCTTAGTAGATACAACCTTCTTTGGTATATCAAATAATCCAGAGAGAACTAATTTATTAGATTCAGTTCCATCAAGTGTTCCGGTTAATCCAAATCTATACTTACAGGATGGAAGTTTCTCCATAATAGACTTGAGAGATGCTGCTTTAGCAAGATGCGCCTCATCTATGAATATAACACCAAACTCATCGAAATATGGTCTCTTCTCTTTATATACAGATTGCCAGGTTGAGATGTATATTCTTTTTTCTGATTTTTTATCTTTACCAGCAGTAATCATGTGGCAATTAGATTCAGAATCGAAACCATAATCCACAAAATCTTTAAACATTTGTGATACAAGAGATATAGTTGGTACTAATAATAATATCTTTTGATCTTGTTTGAGAAGATAATATCGAATTAGGCAGTAAATGATTAATGATTTACCAGAGGCAGTTGGACTTACAAGAAGAGCTCTATTTTGTTTTATTGAATGATGTATAGCTTCAGTTTGATAATCCCTTAACTCCAGAGGAATATTGAGATGATTTATGAATTCGGTGACATCATTTTTATCTGTATTATTAGATTCGTCGAATATAGAGAATGTGTAACCTCTGGTATCAGCAAACCTAACCACCTCAAATTTAAGACCATAATATATAAGAGATGTCTTGAGATTAAAGAGTCTTATTTTCCCATCCCATGCTCGAGTCTTATATGCCGGCATGAATTTCGCACCAGGAACTTCGAAGGTGAAATGATCAGATAACTCTTGCGCTATGCCTTTATCTGTTGATATAGATACGAAGATGTCATTTTTCTTGGTAATTATTAAATCTGATTTATTATTTGTTATATAATCCACTAATTGCCCGCCTGAAACTTTTCCCACTCAATTATATTTCTAATATGAAAAGACCTTGCACTTATTTCTTTTAATTTTTTCTCTAGGTCTTTCTCTTGTATTTCATATGATATGATTTTTTTCTTAAGCTCTATAACATTCGAATCACCAGAAATATATATGGAGACATCTGATTTTAATACCTTTTCTGGGAGAGGAAATTCTAAATAAATTGACGGATCTGCTTTACCGAGATAATATTTCCATTTATCTAGATATAAAACATCGTATTCCATTTTATACCACTTCAGTTTAGCGAGAACCTCATTATACTGATTCATGTATCTCGAGTATATTAGAGGTGTTTCCGCAGATTCTATAGTAAGTTTAGTTATATCAATTTTATCTAGATCCATTATGTAATTATACTACAATTCAATTCAATTGTAAACTATTTTGCTCTCTCAAAATGGAACGATGTGTATTCAAAATCTACCGTTGCAACGGGGAATACTATACCGGCATCCGTCGAAGTTAATTCAAGAGAACTGAGATTGACGGGGAAAGAATCCTTGAAAGTATACGTTCCTACCAGTGCATGAGAAGAATTGTGTATTAATATCTTTGAATCAGATATCGCGTCGTCAATTTTTTCGTATTCCGTATCTCTTATACTTATCAACCAATCTGAGATTTCAGTATAATTCAATAAATCTTCATCAACAAGAAATGTTAAAGACAGCGGGGTGAATACTAACTTATCACCGGGATGTTTAACGTCCGAGAATCTAGATATTTGAGGTGTAGCTTCGAGAGATATAGATGGGATCGACATTTCAGTACAAGAGAATTCAACCCTTGGAAACGATTTATTTACAAATTTAAAATGTGAATTATTATAAGGATTCATGGCAGTACCGAATTAGGATGGAGAATAATATTTATATTCAAAGGAGATCTACCCCTATTGCTTCTGAGATATTAGAATATCCATCGCGTTCAAGGAGCTTAACAAGACCCATATTGATTTCTGCAGAAATTTGTGGTCCATGAAAGATCATACCAGTGATAAGATGTATTAATGTTGCACCACTCCGTATTTTATGATATGCGTCCTCGGGTGTATCACAACCACCAATACCCACAACTATGAATTTATATCCAGAATCTTTGATATGTTGCCCACATATTTTGATTATGTGGTTTGTCATTGGTCTGAGAACGTGTCCTGACATACCACCCTTATCGTAAGGCATAACTCTTTTTTCAAGTTTACCACCATGAAAAACGTAGGTAGTTATATCATCCTCGGGAACTAAGTCTCTCTTGGTTGTGAGATTGCAAGTCAATATACCATTGATCCCATGTTCATGCATAACATCAATCATCTCTCGAATCTCATCATCCGTATGATCTGGTCCAATTTTACAATACAGAGGTACATCCTCAAGACCCATTAGTTCCCTCATCGACCTCAACTTCGCCAATAATTCCGCTAGATTGTCCATATTAAAAAATGGATTAGCTACCCCTAAATTGGGACAAGATAGGTTTATAGTGGTGTAATCACCAAAGGGGGCAAGTCTCTTATATGATGTTAATAGATCATCAATCGCCTCATCGGAACCAGAAATACCATTTGTTGCAGATACTGATACACCACATACTCCATTAACAGACTTCCAATCGGATGCGATAGTATCTCTAACGTGCTCTGAACCAGAGTTATTCAGACCATACCATACATTAATAGACTCCGATTTAACGGCTCTCCATAGACGAACCCCAGGATTTCCGGGATGCATATGTTTTGAAAATGAACCGAGTTCAATACCAGAGAATCCGAGATCTTGAATAACTGAGGGGAGTACCCCATATTTATCAAATCCTGCAGAAATGAGGAGTGGATTATTATAATAAACACCATCTACATTCTGAATTAACATATCATTATCATAGCGATACAGGAATTTCAGTAAAGATCTCGATCCGGGCATCTTCTGAAGCGATACCATAATATTTTTGACTACATCATGCGCTGTTTCTGGACAGAGCTTAAATAATATAGGTCTCAATAAAAACTTATAAACATTCCTTTGTATCTTATATTTATTTCCGCTTTTCATTTAGTCTATTTCCTGGGTTATGTTCTGATGGGAGATCGTTGTATTTTTCTTCCGGCATATGATTAGATCCACAACCACCGTCTACATGATGATTAGCACCACAACCATATTCACCTTTTTGGGTATAAAATTGTGTTGAATCGGTTGGATTGATATCTTTAAGTTCAAATAATTGTTCTGGTCTATCCGTCCATACTTGTGGACTTACGAGTTCCAGCATAGAGGCTGCTGATATATCAGTATTTTTTTGAATAGTGTTACCCGCTAAATAAACTGATACTAATGTGCCAACAGTTAATAGTACTTTATTTCGTTTTTTCATAGCATTATTTATACCTTTCAAGTAAAATTATATTATAATACATTTTAGTGTAGTTGTAAACTCAAATATCAAATTTCCTTCGATTTTGGGGGTCATCAACGAATAATGTATTGTGAATCCACAGGTTTATATCAGAAAGAACATTCTTAGCCTGAAGATCATGAAGAAGCATGTGATAACCATTGTCATATGTAATCTTTTTAAGCATGGATTTGTTTTGAAGCGAATCTATCCATTTATTCATAGCATATGGTGGAATAACTTCATCTTTCTTCCCATATAGTAGAAGTGTATTGGTATTTAATTCCGGGGATGCAAGAAGAACTTCATCCATTAAATTAACGAGACCCCAAGCAGTTGCGATAATTGTTTTTTTAATAATCATCGGGTCTTGTCGCATAGACCTAAGCATGGGCGTATTGTCAGATGGGGTAATTGATCTTCCCGCGATGGAAGCTCCACCCCCTATTTGTACCCACGGAATTGTGTGGGCTGCGATCCATAGTGTCGTTCGTTGAAACCACGACATTACGGCTCTTCCTCTTACTGCTGGAGCAACTAGAATTGCACCATTGACCTCGAGATCCATTGATGAAAGTGTTTTGAGAACTACTCCGCCTCCCATAGAGTTACCGAGTACAAATATTGGCATATCTTCTTCTTGAGACTTTAATAAAGTAACCAATGAGAATAAATCATCCGCCATTATGGATCCACCATCCCAATAACCACGAGAATTTGTACCGCCAAACCCTCTTTGATCATAGGCTATGGTTTTAATATCATATTTAGCAAGATATTTGCCGAGTGTTCCGAATGAGGAGGAATAATCATTGAAGCCGTGAAGACATACAAGAATTGCTTTGTGTCTTGATGACTTGGGTTCCCAAATTCTTAGTGGGTGTTGATAACCGTCAGAAGCAATAAATATTGTGTTTGTGAGAAATGCAGAATTTGCATTTTTGTGTGCTTTTGGATTTGAAAATCTAGAATAATTGTAAATAGTCGCCACCACTGTCATAAGTATTAATATTAAGAATATTAATATTAATAAATTTCTAACTACCGAAATCATAAAAAAAAGGGGTACAATTGTACCCCCCTTTCAAATTATAGTACCTAAGATTAGATAGCAGTAACTTTAGTTCTACGATAGTAGACGTTATTATTTGCACCGCTTGTTACGAATGGATTATCAACCATACCATAACGAGTTTTGAATGCAATTTTAGGTTGGAATGTTTGTTCTCCAACTGCTTTAACCATTTGTAATGGTACATATGGGCAGTAGAAAATACCAGCATCATATTGAGATGCACCTTTATAACCAACTACAAAGTAATCAACACCAGTTGAATACGGATCAACGAAAACTTTGATAGAACCATTTAGAGTTCCAACAAAAGTGTTACCGCTTGGATCAACTGAACCAGATAGATTACCAGAAACGCTACCAAAATCAAGATTACCGACCATAGCTAATGCAGATGCGACGTTGCTAGAACAAATAAGAATGTTACCTTTACCACGACGAGTGGCAATAGCAATTTTATTAGCTTCTTTTTCGATCCAGAACATTAAGCCTTTGTATTTTTCAACAGACCAACGACCATCTAAATCTGCAGAAACAATAGTACCAGCAGTTGCTGCATCTTGTGAACCTTCAACAGCGTTTATATAGACAGTACGAATCATTTCACGGTTAATTTCACCCAAGATTTCTTGAGATAAAATATTCGCTAATTCTGATTCTGCATCAAGACCATGAACAGCTTTTAGGTCATGCGCTAATTCCATTGTATATTCAGCTTTCAATGCACGAGTTTTAGCAGTTACAGAAGTTGATTCAATTGAGAATGCCATTTCTGGAAAATAGTTACCAGAGGCATCACCAAGAGCTTCACCTGTAGCAGTAGCCATACCAGTACCACCAGTAAATGTACCTGGAGTAGAATCATTCAATACAGATGGATCAGTTCCGGCATGTGTACCAGCACCTGTAAAATCTGTATCAGGTTCGTTGAATAGTGCTTCTGTACCAGCTTGAGTTGTATATCTCGACTTCATAGCGAAGATAAGACCGGTAGGACCAGTCATTGGTTGTACACCAGCAACATCATATGCAATCAATGAAGGCATTGCACGTCTTACTAAAGAAATTAGGACTGGGTCCCAATTAGCAATATTAGAACCAGTTGCGTTATTTGGTGCTGCTTCTTGAAGATTGTGATCTTCGCGAAAGGCTTTTTCTTGGTTTTCTAGAATGACAGTAGTGACCGCACGTCTGTAAGCATCTTTGATCTCAGGAAGATCTTTGTGCTCAAGAACTGGCTGCCATTTTTCATTCAATTGTTCTGTTTGGAACATTGTGTTTCTCCTTATGGATTATTTATTTTTTGAAATTGCCGCCATGTAAGCAGCCATATTATTACTCACTTCGGGTGATAGGGTTGAAGGAATAGTTTCCTCCAGATCAGACACCTTTTCATCTTTAGGGAAATATTTTTCCTTAATAATGATGAGTTTCTTTTCATATAGTTCACTTGATTCAAAATCTACATTTTCAGCAAGTTCTTTAAATTTTTCTGTTTCTGTGACCGCAAGGTCTTCAGATAAACTTAAAAGAATTCGATCTTTCTTTGCTTCGTTAACTTGAGTGGTCAAAGCAACTTTTTCTTTTTCTACATCATTTAACTGAGTAGTTAGTTCCTCGATTTCATCAAATTGGCTTTCAACAATAGAAAGTTTTTCTTCTGGGATGTCGATAAAATTCTCAACGAATAAATCGCGCATACCAGTTAGGAATTGTTCAGATATTTCAGAACGAATGCCGTGCTCTAATGCAACAGCATTATCCTTCGCCCATTCTTCAACTACATAGTTTAAGTACTGATCAACTTTACCTGATAAAGTTTCTTCAATTTCTTGAGTAGCTTCATCTAACTTAGTCTGAAATTTTTCTTCTAATAAAGTTTTTTCTGATGCTAATTTAGCACCAATTGCAGCTTCAAAGATTGTGGTAGCTTTAAGTTTGAAATCTTCAGAAAAATCTTCACCTTCAAGAAGAGCATCGACATCAGCAGACATATCAATTTTATCCTCTTTTACAGGTTTTTTCTTTTCTTTAACTTCAGAATCATCGTCATCTTCGTCTTCATCATCTTCGTCTTCATCATCGTCAGCTTTGATTTCGATTTCTTCTTCTTTTACTC